CGAGGCGATCAACGTGCGGGCGCGGGATACGGAGCTCGAGCTGCTCTGCGCGGGGGATGCCGGCAATGCGTGACGAGATCTCGGTGCGGATCAACTTGCCAGACTTCCGGCGGCAGCTGCAGGAAATTGGCGATCGCATGGAGAAGCGCGTTGTACGAGGTGCGCTGAGGGATGCGTCGCGGGTGTTCCAACGGGCGGCGAAGCAGAAGGCGCCAGTGCTCCGAAAGCCAGATCCACGCCGAATTCCCGGCCGTCTGCGTGAGGCGATCGTCGTGGCGTCCGTGCGCGCCCCGCGTGGCCTCATCCGGTTTCGCGTCGTTCCTCGGGCTCGAAAGGCTACCCGCAGGCGTGGCAAGGCGGATCTGCCGTTCTACTGGGTGTGGTTGGAGGGCGGGTGGATTCCCCGGGGGCCCGGCCGACGAGTGCGCGGCAGCGTCGCCCGCAAGCGCGAGATCCGCGCCTCGTCGGGCCGCACGTATCGGTATCCGTTCCTCGCCCCGGCCTTCCAGTCGGCGCAAGGCGCGGCGCTGGCGGCCTACAACTCGGGATTCGAACGGCGCCTGGCGCTGATCCAGTCGGTGAAATGAGCGCAGAAACACAACTCTTCGCCACGCTGTCAGCGGCGTCGGCGGTGACGGCGCTCGTCTCGCAGCGCATCTATCCGGACGTCACGCCGGCGGAGGCGACGCTGCCTTGCGTGGCCTATGCCCGTCTCGAAACTTCCTACGTTCAGACCATTCACTCTGCTGCTCCGGTGGCCGAGACAGCGGTGCTCGAGGTGATGTGCATGGCGACGTCGCGCGATGGCGCCGAGACGCTGTGCAGTGCGGTACAGGCCGCGCTGTTCGCGGCGGGCTTCACGCCGGTCGGGCGGCGGGCCGAGTTCGACTTCGATTCAGACATGTGTGCGGCGGTGCTGACCGTCGAGAAGTTTTCCAACCTATAGGAGCAGACAATGGCCAATGTGCAGAAGTGGTCGAACGTGGCGGTCAGCATGCAGAGTTCGCTGGCAACGGCCGTCACCATCACCGGTATCACGAACGCGAACCCGGGCGTGGTGTCATGGAGCACCGGGACCGATCCGTCGAACGGACAGTTCGTGATCATGCAAGTCGTGGGGATGAACAACAAGCTCGCGAACAAGGTCGTGCGGGTGGCCAACGTCAACGGCGCCGGCAACACCTTCGAGCTTGAGGGCGTCGACACCACGACGTTCGGAGCCTTCGCGTCCGGAACTTTTCAAGTGATCACCTTCGGCACCTCGATCGGGATCCTGCGGGACGTCTCCGGCAGCGGTGGTGAGCCCGAGGAACTGGACGCCACCACGATTCACGACTCGATTCGGCAGATCGAGTACGGCGCAGCCACGTCCCAGCGGTTTTCGGGTACGGCCCTGTGGGACCCGCAGGACGCCGGCTATGTGGCGCTCAAGGCGGCATCCGACACCGGTGCGTCTCGCGCGTTCCTGTTCACCTTCGAAACCGGCTTTAAGTATGCGTTCTACGGTCGGGTGTTCGCGAGCGGCGCCCCGACCGGAGCGGCGCAGCAGATCGTCGAGACGCCGGTGTCGATGACGGTCCGCGGCACCGGCACGGCTTACGCCAGCTGATGAGTACGCTGATCGAGCGGCTGCGGGCCGCGCGGGAATCCACGGTCGAGATCGACGGCATCAAGCTGAAGGTGCGCCGGCCGACGCATACCGACCTGGTGTACCTGCGATCCGACACCGACGAGCAGTTCGTGCGTCGGTGCGTGGTCGGGTGGGTGGGCGTGCGTGAAGTGGATGTGGTGCCGGGTGGCGCGGCGCATTTCGTCGACTTCGACATTGATGTCTGTGTCGAGTGGTTCAAGGATGTGCCGGGCCGCTGGGGAAAGTTGGGCGAGGCGATCAGCACGATCATCCGCGCCTACTTCGCCTCTCTGGAGTCGGCGGAAAAAAAATAACGGCCGCGCTGGATAGGGCGGAACTCAGCGCGGCGTTCGGTAGGGCTCCAGAGGTCGAGCCCGATCTGCTGTCAGATCAAGTCCGGGAGATCTGGAACATGCTCGGCGGGAAGATCGACTGGTTCGGTGTCGAGGTGCTGTGCGAGATGCTAGGTGTCGTCCAGCCCGAGCACGTGATCCGCGGACTGATCCAGATACGCAAACACTTCGAGGACAAGGAACGTGCCGCGCTTCTCAATTGATGTCGAGGCGCGTCTCGCGTCATTCGAGCAAGGCCTCAAGCGCATCGAGCAGTCGACAGCCGGCGTCGCCGGTCGGCTGGAGTCGGCGTTCGGTGGTCTTCGGTCTGCCCTTGCCGCGATCGGTGGCGTGGTGGCGGTCGGGCAGATCACGAACATGGTGCGCTCGTTCGTCGATGCTGCCGATGCCCTGGACGACCTGTCGCAGAAAACGGGCGTAGCGGTTGAGTCGCTGTCCGAGCTTCAGTACACGGCCAACATCGAGGGCGTGAACGTCCAGTCGCTGGGCGATGCGTTCACGAAGCTTTCGGTCAACCTGCAGGCCGGCGCCCGCGGGTCGAAGGAGCTGCAGCAAGCTTTCGCGCAGGTGGGCATTGCTGCGAAGGACCTGGGCACGATCGGCGCCGATCAGGCGTTTCGGCGAATCGCGGCGGCGTTCGAGGGCGCATCGGACGGCCCGGAGAAAGCGGCCCTGGCGGTCAAGCTGTTCGGACGCGCCGGCGCCGATCTGATCCCGCTGCTGAACTACGGCGCCGACGGGCTGAAGCGCTCCGGCGATGAGGCGCGTCGCTTCGGACTGGTGATCGGCGCCGACACGGCCAAAGCGGCGGCGGAGTTCAACGACAACCTCACCAGGCTGCAGGCCTCGGCGCAAGGGTTCGGCTTTGCGATCGGCAATCAGGTGCTTCCGTCCCTGTCGCAGTTCGTCGCCGAGCTGCTCGAGGGGCAGCGGATCTTCGGCAGTTTCGCATCGGCCCTGGCCAACCTGGGCAACCCGTTCAACATCAACCCGTTCAAGGATCTGGCGGGCAACATCGCCGCGGTGCGCAAGGAGATCGAGCTGCTGGAGCGGCAGCGCAACAACTCGGCGAGCGAGGGGAACACGAACCTGGGTGGATTCGATGCGGCCATCGAGCGGGCGCGCAAGCGGCTGGAGTTCCTGAAGTTCCAGCAACGCCAAAGAATCTCGACCGGGGACCCCAGCACGTTCGACTCCCGTGATCGTCGGCTGCAGGCGCAGGCAGACAAGCCGGCCTTTGCCGCGACGCCGGAAGATACGAGCGATCTGCGGGACCAGATCGAAAAGGGATCGCGCAAGGGCGCCGAGTTCCTGGTCAAGATCTACACCGACCAGTTCGCAGAGATTCGGCGCGAGGCCGTGCAGCTGCAGTCCGAGCTGGTGTCCATTCTTCAGGAGGGACCGGCTGAGGCTCAGCGGCAGGCCTCGGCGCGGCAGTCGGCGGTTGACGGCATTCTCGGGCAGACACAGGTCGGCCGGGTGCGCGAGCTGCAGAGGCTGCTGGAGGATCTGGCGCGCGCCGGTGCTGAGGCGCCCCTCGAGATGCAGCAGCAGTACGAGCAGGCATTCGAGATCATCAATCAGCAGATCCAGGAAGCCAATGGCAAGCTCGACGGCCAGTTCGACAACATCGTCGAAGGGACAGACCTGGCCAAGGATGGGTTCTTGCGATTGCAGGCAGCGGTCGAGCGATGGGGAGACGCGACGGCGGATGAGATCGTGAAGGTGGTCGAGACCGGCAAGCTCAACTTTTCTTCGTTGATTAAGACGATCGCGTCGGATCTGTTGCGCCTCAGCATTCAGCAGTCAATCACGCGGCCGCTGTTCACGGCGTTGGCGGCGTCCTTGCCGGGCGGGCCTGGTACCGGGGCGCCGTCGGCGGCTGGCACGCCGTTCGGCTTTTCGTTTGGCGGCGGCCGTGCCACCGGCGGCAGCGTCACCGGTGGGCGCTATTACACCGTCGGCGAGCGGGGGCCGGAAACGCTATTTGTAAATCCGGGGCAGTCGGGCACCGTGGTGCCGGCGGGTGGCGGCTCGGCTCCGGTGAACGTCTACCTGGATGCGCGCACCGACTCCTCCCTCGTCCGGCAATACGTGATGCAGGCCGTAGCGCTGGCGCAGTCTGAACAAGCTCGCCGCTCCAGCATGGGGGTGTGATGGCGCTCACCTGGCCGACCCTCACCCGCTACCCGACGCGGATCGACTGGGCCTTGCGCTCGCTTACTCAGGTGCACGAGTCGCCGCTCAACGGCTCGGTCCAGTCCCTCGAGCTGCCCGGCGCCCGCTGGATGGCTTCAATCGTGTACGAGAACGTGCGCGACGAGAGCGACAAGGCGGCGCTGCGAGCGTTCGCCCTGCAGATGCGCGGGCGAGCCGGGCGCGTCAATGTGCCGGTGTTCCAGCAGATCACGCCGCGCGGAACCCTGGGCGGTACGCCGCTGGTCGTCGGGGCATCGCAGACCGGCGCCACCTTGAGCACGGACGGCTGGAGCGTCGGCGCCACGCTGCTGGCCGGTGATTTCTTCAAGGTCGGCGGCGAGCTGAAGATGGTCACCACGAACGGCACGGCCAACGGTTCCGGCGTCATGAGCGTCACGTTCGAGCCGGTCTTGCGCGCCTCGCCGGCGGACAACGCGGCCCTCACGTTCACCGGACTGACCGTCGAAATGATGGCGGTTGCCGACGACTTCGGCTGGACGTACCAGGCCGGCGCCGTGTTGTCGTTCGTCTTCGACTTGATCGAGGTCATCTGATGCCGCGCGATATCACGACGGCTGCGGCGACAGCCCTTGCACAGGAGCATGTGGTTTATGCCGTGCTGCTCCTCATCGACCTGCCGACGGGCGTGCTGCGCCTGTGCAGCGCGGCCACATCAGTGCAGTGGGACGGGCACACGTGGATCGGTGGCGCTGCCTTCACGGGGCTGAACCCGATCGAGGAACGGTCTACGCCGTCGGCTGCAGGCGTCGCGGTGCGCCTGTCCGGCATCGACGTCGACTACGTGCAAGACATCATGCAGGAGCACTACCAGGGGCGGCCGGCGTCCGTCTGGCTAGCGACTCTGGATGCAGCGCACCAGGTCATTGCCGATCCGATCTTGGTGTTCAGCGGGCGATGTGACAAACCGTCGATCGAGATGGGCGAGACGGCCACCATCACCCTCGGGCTTGAGAACCGCTGGGCCGACTGGGATCGGCCGCGCATCCGGCGGTACAACCACGCCGATCAGACCGACGTCTATCCCACGGACAAGGGGCTGGAGTTCGTGGAGCAGATGGAGTCCGTCGAGATCAACTGGGGCACGTTCAAGGGGCCGCCGGCACCTAAGCTGCAGATCCCTGGTTGGGTCAAGCAGTACGCTGTGAACCCGTATCTGCCCGTTGTGAACTTTGTCTCCAAGACGTTGCGCAGGCTCTTCTGATGGCACAGGCATCTCAGCAAGGCACCCAGCGGCAAATGCTAAAGGGCTCGGCCCTTGTTGCGGCCACTGCCGCCGCGGTGGCGTTCTTCACCGGCCAACCGGCTGCTGCCGCCTTTTTCATCACCTTCGCCACGTCCTACACGCTTGGGCAGGTATCCGCGAGGATGGCGGCCAAGTCGTGGAACCAGGAAGTGATCGATCGCCGAGACATGGTGCGCTCGGCTGTTGCGCCTCGACGGGTCGTGTATGGCAACGTCTTGACGTCGGGCTCGCTGGTCTATGCCCAGGTCACCGGCTCCGAGAAGGAGTATCTGCACCTGGTCGTTGCGGTGGCAGAGGGGGAGGTGCATTCGCTGGGCGAGCTGTGGCTCAACGACCAGCGGCTGGACGATCCGGACGGCACGGGGCATATCTCCACCGGCCCGTACGCCAACCTCGTGCGCATCAAGAAATACGTCGGCACGGCCACGCAGACCGCCGACGCCGATCTGGTGTCCGAGTCCGGCGGCAAGTGGACAACGAACCATCGCCTGCTCGGGATTGCGTACTTCTACCTGCGGCTCAAGTGGGATCAGAACGTTTTCGCCAACGGCATCCCGAACGCGCGAATCATGGTGCGCGGTCCGCGGGTGTTTGATCCGCGGGACTCCGGTTCTCGCGTCACGGCGAATCCGGCGCTGCTGCGTCGGCACTACTACCTGGCCAGCTACGGCCTCGGGTGTGACTCGACCGAGGTCGACGACACCACGATATCGACGGCGGCGAACTGGTGCGACGAGTGGGTCGCCCTCGACTCGTCTGTGTCGGTGTCTGTCACCTGTGACCACACGAAAGACATCCTGACCACGTCGACCAATGAGTCGCGGATCTCGACTGGCGACCGATGCACGCTGAACGCCTCCCTGGCGCCGACGGGGTTGCCTGGAGGGACGTACTACGTGATCCGCCTCGACGCCACGACTCTGCGCCTGGCCTCGTCCTACGTGAACGCCCTCGAGGGGGTGCACGTCGCGTTCAGTTCCAACGGCACGGGCGTGACGCTGAATACCTTCTCTCAGCGTCGCTACGCCGCGCACGGCACGTTCACTCTGGACCAGACCCCGGCCGAGATCGACGACGGACTGCAGGCCGCCATGGCGGGCTCGGCGGTCTATTCGGAGGGCAAGTGGCGCATGTACGCGGGTGTCTACACGGCGCCGGCGATCACGCTCACGGCCGACGACCTGCGCGGCCCGTACGTTGTCGAGCCGAGAAAGGCGCGGAAGGATTTGATCAACGAGATCCGCGGCACCTACACCGACCCGAGCAAGGGGTGGATATCCACAGACTTTTCCCCGGTCCGCGACGCCACCTACGTCTCCCAGGACGGCGGCGATGTCAGCACCAGGTCGGTCGATCTGGCCTGGGTGACCAATCCGTTCAATGCGCAGCGACTCGCCAAGATCTTCTTGCGGCGCTCAAGGGCGGCGCAGATCGTGATGCCGTGCAAGCTGACGGCGTTCCAGGCGGCAACGGCTGAGGCCGTGAACGTCACGCTGCCCCAGGTGGGCTACTCGGCGAGGGCTCACCGGATCATCGGCTGGAAGCTGAACGGCGAGGACGGCGCGATCGGCGTCGACATCGTGGCTGAAGAGGACTCGGCCAACATCTATGACTGGAGCGCGACCGAGGGTATACCGCCGCTGCAATGGTCGACCGTGACCCGCGTGGACCCGCTGACGGTCTCTCCGCCCACCGGGCTATCGCTGTCTTCGTCGGACGCTGATGCGGTCAGCAACACGGATGGAACCAGGATTCCGCGGATCAATGTGTCTTGGTCATCTGCCGCAGACCCAAACCCCTCCGGGTACGAGCTGCAGTGGAAGACGGTGGCGGCAGCTGGCTACTCAGAGGCCATGACCGTCCCGTCCAACATCACCCAGGCGTATGTCGGCCCTGTGCGCGATGCAACGGCCTACAACGTGCGCGTGCGAACGGTTCGCAGCAACGGCCAGCGGTCGGAGTGGCTGACTGGCACGCATACCGTATCGCCCAAGACCGGCGGCGTGACGGCTCCGACCAGTCTGTCCGTCACGGCCGCGCCCGGTGGCTACGATCTGGTGTGGTCCGCCAGTCCGGACGCGGACTATCGCGACTCGACTGTGCTGGAGGCCACGTCGAACAATCGAGCGGCGGCGGTGGAGCTGGTCACCGTCGGGGGCACCCGGTTCTCCCGGACGGGGCTGTCGGGGAGCGTGTCGCGGTGGTACTGGGTACGGCACAACGATCGCACCGGCAACGAGTCGACGTACTTCCCGGCCAGCGCGACCGCGGGTGTCACTGCCGTCACCCTGGCGCTCGGCGGTGGCGGTGTGCGTACGGTCGCCAACGCCACCACTATCACCGCAGCGCCTGGGAGCAATCCGCCTGGCGGTGACGACTACTGGGCGGTGTACTCCGAGCATGACGACAAGATCTACCGCTGGTTGCCGGCCAGCGGCGCCTACTCTAAAGCGGCCGACGGCGGCGACCTGGTTGCGGGCAGCGTTGCGGCGGACAAAATCGCCGTGGCCAATCTGGCGGCAATTAGCGCCAACTTGGGCAGCGTTACGGCGGGCTCGATCGACATCGGCGGGGGCAAGTTTTCGGTGGACTCGTCGGGCAACGCGACAATCCGCAGCGGCACGACCGGCCAGCGTCTCGAGGTGACCAACAATGTCATCCGGGTATACGACGCCAGCGGCGTGCTGCGGGTGAAGATCGGAGATCTCAGCTGATGGCGTACGGGCTTGAAATCTTCAACGCATCGGGCGTGCGGACGCTGTCGGTAACGGCGCGGCTCACTCGGTTGATCTACACGCGGTTCCTGCCGGCGGCTGAAACGTCGTCCGCAAGCGTGTCCGGCTTTGACGCCGCCACGTGCGTGGCAATGGTGGTGCCTCGGCTTCCGTCACTCACGGCATCAAGTAGTCGCGTTGGACACAACATCACCATATCCGGGA